CTCCTGACAAAGATGCTTGTCATCGATTTTACGCGGTGTGCCACATGCGTTGACCTGCTGCGCACGACGAGCAGCATCGGTGAGGTTGGAACGGATCATTTTTCAGATATTGGTGGGAGGGTTTGCCGTAGGCAGTTCATCAATGCGGCCGCGACCGGCGTCGGCGGCACCGGCTGCTGCGTTTTTCAATTCCAATTGCGTCCGCGTTCCACCACGATTGTCCTGCGTGAAGGTTATCTTTTCGATCATCAGTTGTTTCGGGCTGTTGAAGGTCAGCATGGGTGATTTCACCGTTGCAGGTGACCGTACCGGCCCCCACAGACCGCCACCGCCAGTTTTCAGCCAGCCATAAACGGTGACCCAAACGGTAATCGAATCCTCATCGAGCGTGGTCCCCTCAAAATTATTGCGTGCTTTAAGATGCTCCTTGTCAGAACTGGTGACAGGCACCTCGGCTTGAATCACCGCATAGCCGCTCTGCTGCACCTGATTTGGGATCAGCCCGGTCGGGTCGTCTTTTATGAAAGGAACGCTCGTCGTTGGCGGCCCCCATTTTTTGTCCTTGGCCTCCATCTGGCCCTGACCGGCAGTGTTCTCATATGCGCGGTTAACGATGATTTCCCTACCTTCCAGAATATTTTGACCTTCGACAAAATCGTTGCCCGTGCCCTCGCGCGGTCCGGCAAGTGCAACAAAATCTCCATTGGAGTTCGATGTCAGCGGAACGCCGATTTGCCGCGCATACTGTTCGGCAAGGTCCCAAGCATACTGGCCGGGCGGGATCGCCACGCGGTCGAATATGAGATTCGGCAACGATCCCTTTCCTTCGACTTTGAACGGAACATTGAGCGGCTTCATGATTGCGCTCATCAACTGCTTGTAGTTGACCTTCTTGAATTCTTGGGTCTTGCTGATAACCGAGGTCTGCATCGCAACGAACGCATAGTTGCTTCCCTGAATTTCGATGTAGTGCCGCCGCGAATCGTAAAACACCTGCCGCGAAACGACCTTGCCGGAAAATGCCTTGTAGCCAGCGAGATAGATCACGCAACTCATGCCGGGCTTGATTTGCATCGCGGCGTAGCTTTTCGCCAGCGGCTCGGAACAAGTGAATCGAAACGCACCCGGCGGGCCATCCTTTGCCGCCTGTATGACGGCAACAGTCTCCCAATCCTCGAATACTGTTCCGTTCACAATCAGAACGGCGCGCTCGGAAGTCTTGCCGCCCATACGGGAATAGGCATAGGTGGCGTCGTAATCGGCAAAAGGCGTCGCCTGATCAAGACCATTACTCATACGTAAAGCGATTCTCCGGTACTATGCCGTAAGGGTTCGGCATCTGCGGTGTGCCGGTATTTGGCACCGGCAGAAATATGGGCGGGATGTTGCTGTCCTTAACCACAGGCGTTGCACTTTGCGCAGTGATATCGACATTGACCGTGCCGGTGACAGAATTGGGATTGAAGAAAAGCGAATTATCCAGCGCTGAGGAGTTGGGCCAATTCGGGTTTGCAGGCATAATTGGCGTACCGGCCGGAGCGCCTTGATTTTGCTCTCCTCCAACCATGCGGCGATAGATTCCCATGATTGCTGCAGCCCAACCGGGATTGGCCGTATTATATCCGCGCGCGCGTAGCGCCCTGACCGTCTCCTCGACGGTCCCGCGATATAGATGCCCCCACTTTGCCCAATGATCGGCGAACGATTCTTCGAAACTTCGATAGACCTTGTGCGGCTGACTGTCGGCACCGCGCACAAATCCGGCAGGACCGACGCCGGTTTGGCCAAATGGATTTGTTCTTCCTGATGAACCGTAGACACCGCGCCCGCTGAGGAAACCAGACTCGTGCATCGCCAGCGCGGCGACCTGCGCGGCCTTGTCCTCTGGAACACCTGCAGCAATCGCAGCCGTGCGTGCGCGGTTGTAGGCTTCCTGTTTGTCCCGCGTGATCGGGCCGGGGTCTGTAGCAGCGCCGGTATCGCCGGAGCCGGGGCTACCGGCACCTGACACGCCACCGGGCGTGCCAACGCCACCGCCAAAGCCACTCTTGCCCATCAGGCTCTCGTGGATGTCGATCAGGATGCGGTTGGTTACCTTCTCGGCATCAAGCAATTCGCGGATGCCGAACATGCCAGACCCCATTCCTCCCGGGCCCACTGAAAATGATATTGGCGTAAAGCCGGAGGTGATTTTGTGTTGTTCCTCCGGCGTTGGCGAGTATGGCGGCGCAGGTACATTAAAAAACCCGGAGCGCCCTTGCTCGCCGCGCTCAAAATCGCCCATTACCTTCGGTGTGAAAATTGCCTCAGCACCCAATAATCCAGACTCACGCATCCAATCGACAAACCTGCCGAGCATACCAAGTATCCGCCCGATAGCCGCAGCGACGGTCTCGACCCGCTCCGCGAGTTGAGGGATGTCGATACTCTGAATCCATTCGTTAAAGCGTTTGACTGAGCCGCGCTCGTCGAGTGCCTTGAATAACTTGTTCAGTTGATCGATTAGCCCGATCCCTATGGTGGTCTTGAAGTTGCCGAGAAGGATGCTGAGGGTTACCCAATTCTGATGATATTGAAATGCCGCTTCTTTCCCGAGATTGAGTTGCCCAGTGAGGTGAGCCTCCGCCCTAGCGTAATCCTCGATGCGCTCAGGCACAAAGAGGATGCCAGCGACCGCGCGCCGCTGCCATTCGTCGAGCATCGGGAAGATAGTAGCGATCTCTTTGAAGGCCTCGAAGGTGCCGCCGCCTGCCCGGGTTAAGTCGATCAGGCGTCCCGCGAGTTGCGCGCCGCCAGCGCCGAGATTCATTAATTGCTGTGTATACGCGGAGGCCGGACCCTTCTGCGCCATGTCTCGCAATATGTTGCTAGTCGCCGCAACCTTCTGTCCCGCTTCTCCCGTAGTAAAACCGAGCCGTTCGTAGACCTCCCTCAACTGCGAGAACTGCTGGCCTGTCATCCCCAATTCTTTTGCGGTGGCATGCAAGTTGAGCGCGCTGACGCTCATAATATCCAGCGCCTTGCCAAGGCCCACGAAAGACCCGAGCAGCCCCGCCAAGCCGAGAGCCTCCTTTAGATGAAGGCTCGCTCTGGTGGTCTCACCTATTCCCGTCTTGAGTTTGAGAAATGATTCCGCAGTCTTGTGTATCGCCTTCTCGACCTCGCCCATTCCTGCCGTGATCGAGGTATTGAAGTTGCCTGTCTTCGCCTTGACCAATTCAAGCGCAACGGCAGTCTCCATCAATGTTTTCGATAACGAATCGCGAACGGCAAATTCGGTTTCTGCTGCCATCGGGCTTACATGCCCGAAGCGCGAATGACGTTATCGATTTCACGCATGATGGTGCGATTCACTGTCACGCTGTCTGAAAACATACCAGCGCCGGTAGCGCTAACGCTGGTTCCTGCCGGAGCATTGACATTCAGGTTCACCCGGCCGCGCATACGCATCGGGCCCAATTTCCAAGGCAGATACGGGTCTTTTTTGTTGATGTTCTCTCTTATGATCCGCTCGGCGCGGTCAAATTTACGTATGATCGCCGTCTCCGGCCCATCGATATTATCGCGCCACCGCTCCCCGCCCATGTCTTTCGCGAAAAGTGCGGAGCCGAACTTCTGCCGCAACTCGGCAAAATTTCCGTAATCCCCATCTGTATCGGAGCGCGCTATCTGTCCGCTTTCTGACGGCTTGAACAGTTCAGGCCCGCGCTCACCAACCATGTATGAGCGACCGGCCTGTACAGGTCCGCCACCTTCGCGCTTTTCTGCCGTTGTCGCCTGCTGCTGGCGTTTTATTTCGGATTCAACTGTCTGCGGATCGAACTTCCAGAACGATGTGCCGCCCCACTGCATGTGCATCAAATCGCGCGGCGTGCCGCTGCGGAAGTGGCCGCCCCAAATGAAATTGCGATGCGGATACATCCGCTCCTGCGCGGCCCTGACCGAAACGGCAAACCGCTCGTAAACCTGATAGGGAATCGTTCCCGGGCCATAACCGATATTCGGGATCGGCTTGCCTTTGTCGTCATAGATGATGATGTCGGCAGCGCCGCCATGACCATGGAATCTCGGATCGCCGGGCCGGTAGCCGGAAATGTATTTCCATGTGTAGCCAGCCGGGAGGCCGTGCTTTGCGCCCTCTTCGACCGCCGCCCGTAGCTCGGGATCGACGCCCTTCATGCCAGCCTTACCGCCCTCCATGATACCTCGGCGCGCTTGCCCAGCCGGATAGCCGGTCGCCCCTACTCCGGTGCCGGTACCGGTACCGGCACCGCCGCCTGTGAGCGACAACTGGATTTCGGAGAGAACGGAATTGCTGTCGTGCTTCACTTCGAGTAGTTCGCGCATTTCGGTCAGCGGATTGAGTGAGGCGCGCTGTACCGGTGGGCCGCCGGTCGGCACATTGATCGCGCGTGGACCGCCGGTCGATCTGTAACCGCCAGTTTCCGGCGTATAACTCTGTCGCTGGAACATCTGGCCGGTTGGCGGGGCCCAATTTTTTGGATCGTACTGACCCATCTGACGCTGCATTGCGCGCTCGCGTTCCCGTCTGATTTCCCGCGAGCGTTCCCACATTTTTTGAAAATCTGTATTATTCGGGTCTATCGAATTGAGCATACTCAAAAAGACTTTTCCGAGGTCAACGAGCGTCTTGTTGAACTCTAGAATGACGCCGCGCCTATCAAGCTCACGATACAATTTATTAAGCGCGTCAATCGCGTCTGCGCCGAGTCTGGTTTTGAAATTGGTCAGGTTGACGGCTATATCGAGCCAAGCATTGTTATATTTTCTGGCCTCGTCGGTATTGAGCAGGAGAATTTCAACATTCTGCTTCATCGCCTCGTTGAGATCGATGACCCTGCCCGGCAGCCCGTAGGATTCCGCCGTTTGCCGCCGCTGCCATTGGTTCATGCCCTTCAGCGCTTCGACATAGGCCGCCATGACCTTTTTGCCGTCGCCTGTAGTCTTGTAGATTTCAACCAAGTTATCGCGTAATTGCTTGCTGCCCTCACCAAACGAGCCCATCTGATGAAAGAACTCGGAGCCGGGGCCCTTTTGCGTTATGTCACGCAGCTTGGTGAAGAAGGCCGTCAGCGTCTCGCCAGCTTCTTCATGGCTCAGCCCAACCCGTTCGAGCCCCTGACGAATGTCAACAAAATCCTTTGTCGTTAATCCCAGCGTCTTGGCGGTGTAATGCAAATTGAGCGCGCCAAGACTCATATTCTTGAGTGTATTTGTCACGACATACGCAGCGGCTACCGGCACGCCGACAGCCAGCCCGGCAAAACCAGCAGCCCTGCCAAGCCCGGCAAATGCCGTGCTGATTGCCTTTAGCGATTGCGTGACAAGACCGGCGTGTTCGCTGGTTTTCTTGAGCGAGTCACTGACGACCTTCCCAGCAATCGCGCCTTGTTTGGCGAATTGATCCTGCTGGTTGGCCAAGTTCTTGAGAAGATCGACGACCGTTAGTCTGGTCTGTACTTGGACCTCGACCATAAATTTGTTTGTTTCAGCCATCGATGTCAGGGCTCTCGCTGTTTTCTTTTTCGATTAGCTTGATCGTCCATTCCAGATGTCGCCGGACTCTGGACAGCGGCTTCGCCAAAAACTCATCGGGGTCGCGGCCGTAATATTTAGCCAATTTGTAGCAGCTAAGAATTATTTCCTCGGGTGTCACAGGTCCGGCATGAAAAAATTTGTCAGCATCCACGCGGCAGAATTCCAGTCTTTCGGGTGCATCTGCCGGATCGTGCTCGGCGGGACGTTAGCGAGCCTCGCCATCATGTGCGTCATCGACTTGGCATCGAAGTTGACCTTCGGCAGGTCCGCGCCAATGAGATCGAGGATCACCGGGTTGCCGACCATTTCGATGTCGCCTGCTGTCGGCTCGCGAAACTTGAGTTCGGTGACATCGCTGCCGTCGCCGTTATGCACCGGCTTACGCAGCGTGATCTTGAGTTGCGATATATCCGCGCCGTTAACTTGCGGCGTTCCTTCCGCTTCTTTGTCTGCCATTTAAGTCATCTCCACTAACTGATCTCGTCGCAGGAAATGCCCTCGAACCGCACGCGCGCCTGACCCTCTCTGGTGTTCAGTTCGAGCGCCGATTTGCACCACGCCTCGCGCAGGACGTAGACCTTGCCGTTCGCCAATTCGGCTGTGACAGTGACGTTGGTTGCCGCCTCGACGGTTTCCATCGACAGCGCCGGATCGAGGCTGACATCACCCTCGATGTACGGGACGCGCGGCAATTCGCTGTAACCGTGCACGTAATCTTGGCCAGCGATGCCGGTGCGTTCGAGCGCGGACGGTGACACGGTGAAATTTCCACGGAGCGGATACAGCGCCCCGTCAACCTTCATGAAGGCAATGCCAGCGATGCGCTGTGCCATCTGACTCTCCTATTGTGTTGAAGAAAAAGTCGGCCGCCGCGATTACGCGACTTCGAGATCGACGCCACGGTTGTATTGCAGGCGGAATTGCGCGAGCACGGCAAAGACGCGAAGCTGGTTCACGAGGTCCGGCGGATAGAGGACGTTCAGCCGATTCGGATCGTTTGGATCGCGCTCGACGATGAGGTGATTCTTGAACTCGATGGCGTTCTCGACCAGCCCGTTGAACTCGTCGATGCGGTACTGCGCCACGAGTTCGGCTTTGACGATTTTTGGCGTGACAATCGCCTGTCCGGCACCGAAGCGAGTGCCATCATCGGCCAGCTTGTGACGCGGGAATTTTGAGGTGATCGCCTGCCGCTGATTGCGCAGGAGCTTGGCCAGTGTCGCCAGCGTCGTCACCAACTCATAGGCGTCGTCGCTGTTGCCGTAGCGGTTCTTGGTATAGGTCGTGGTTTCCCGTGCGATCATCGGCGGTTGCGGGGTGATCGCGCGTTGCGTGGCAATGCCATTGCCGGACAGAGCGTTAAGCTCCGGCAAGCTGAAACGATTCTCTGGTTGGGTCGGATTGCAACCGAGCAGTTGCAATGTCTGCAACGGCCGCGCCGGGTCGTTGG